TAATGCGACGTGGGAAGAGCTACGAGCTGCTGCTTATGCTACAACTGTTGATGCTGCTCTTGCTGCTTATGCTGCTGTTGATGCTTATGCTGCTGCTTGTACTGCTACTCGTGCTGATGCTGATGCTGCTACTCGTGCTGATGCTGATGCTGCTACTCGTGCTGATGCTTGTGCTGCTCGCGCTGCTGTTGATGCTGCCACGCGTGAAAAACAAATTGTTAAACTTAGAGAGATGTTAGACGCAGTATAACTTAAATAAGGAACTACAAAATGCCAGTAATGATCACGTTAAATAAAATTCTAGAATCCCAACCCTCTATAGACGGCTGGGAAAAAGTATTAAAAGCACATAAGCATTTGGGGATGAATACACAATTTCCCCTATGTAACGTATTAGATTGCAGTGACTTGCACGGGGCATTAAAGTGTTTTGAAGCACTACCCGAACACATTGAAATATTAAAAAAATTCGCATTGTGGTGTGTTCAGGATATATCGTATTTAATGATGGACGACAGCGAGGATATCGAAGCATTAGAGGTGGCAGAACGTTATCTTGACGGTAATGCAACGCGGGATGAGTTAGAAGACCTGTACGACCTTGAGCGCACCCATATCGTCAATACTCTTATCTACTGCCTTACTGATGAAAGTATTAACGATACTATTACCGATGTTGCCTATATTGCTCGCGATGTTATTCGCACTGTCGAATTTGTTGAAAACGCAGCTACACATTGTGGCAGTACTCCCGAACCCCTCGATACGTACCAAAAACAAATTGATAAGATTAGAGAGATGCTAGACGCAGCTTAATTTAAATAAGGAATAATCATGCCAGTAATGATCACACTAAACAAAGTATACAGTGTATTGAAACCTAAGAGTTGCGTAAAAGTACATAAAGCACATGAACATCTAGGTCTGGATAGACCATTTCCGCTGTCAAGTATTTTGGATTCCAACGGTTTGGACGATGCAATTTTATGTTTTGCAGCATTACCAGTATATATTGAAATTCCGAAACGGTTCGCTCTGTGGTGTGCTCGAGAGGTACAACATTTAATGACAGATGAACGTAGTGTTAACGCACTTGATGTAGCAGAGCGTTATCTTGATGGTAATGCGACTCTGAAAGAGTTGAGCGCTGCTATTGATGATGCTGATGCTGCTGTTGCTTGTAGCCGTGGTGCTGATTATGCTTGTGCTACAGCTTATGCCGCTACTATTACCGCTGTTTACGGTGGTGAACTTGATGTAGCAGAGCGTTATCTTGATGGTGATGTAACCGTGGGAAAATTAATGACTGCTATTGATGATACTTATGCTGTTGATACTGCTGCTAATGCTCGTACTGCTGTCGATTATGCTCATGCTGCTTCTTATACTTGCAATAGAATTCATGCCGGTAATCGCGCTGCTGCTGCGAGACAAAAACAAATTGTTAAATTTATGGAGATGTTGCGTAAATGAAACATATCATTATGATAATGCTTATTGCTATTGGATTACCTGCACATGCAAACGTAATTACTAAAGTGTGTCAAGCTCATATAATTTCAGCGATAGATGATGAATCACTTGAAATAATCCACGACGTACCTGAACCGGTTTTAGTTTCTGATAACGGTACATCTTTTCAAATGGTGTACAATGACAAAGTTGCGTTCAGTGGTGAAATGACAGAGATTGAAAAAGGTATTTACCGCTCTGTAGTAGGCGATACCATTTTTATTAAGCGTGGTGGGACATATCAGTTTACTACCGATGTAGGCGGCACTTGGGCATACCTTAACAAATGTGAAGAAGTTAAATAACACGGCAACCCAGCATTACGCTGGGTTTTTGTATTTCTCCATTCGTATTTGTAGTAATTCAATTTTTAACGCATTTTCTTTTGATTCTTGTCGTATTTTACGAATGTACATCACAATCAATGTCACAGATAAAATAATACCGGCCAAAGTACCCAATTTGCCGATTTCATCAGGTATTAAGTTTAACCAAGTGGCTGTCCCGCTACTCATCGTTCCTACCGCTACGCCGCTGCCGATTCTTGTATCTGTTAAATTCATGTTTATTGACCACTCTTTGTATTATCGCCAAGCCGCGTAATATTAAAACGACGAATATTAAAACGACGGAAATATGTTCGTACCATCCGTAATCCATCACCATTCCCCGCTATAATTATTACTGCTGCGATAATATACAACAACATAAACACACTGTCATAAATCATCGGCGGAACATGATATAACCATAATACCCAGCCACCAGCATTAAAAAACATTGAAATGATCGAAATGTATAGTAATTTAACCCCCATTACCGACACGTTTGATAATGCTATAAGGGTGATTATTATCAAATCACAAAATGCTGCCGCTGGGTAATACAACATGCCATCAAGGTCATCTAATGCTATATTGAAAATCACGGTGATCACTACGAATACAAACCCAGATAAAGATGGTCTTATAATTAACGCCGCTAATAGTAAACACATTAGAACGATCATAAAGATTTACCTTTACCTTTACCTTTACCTTTACCTTTACCTTTACCGTTTTTATCGGTGGTAGGAGTTGAGCGTGGTGGTCTACTTTTACCGCCTACAAAATTTTTCATAATATTATCCTTTTGGTTGTGTGGGAAATTTTATATCAATAGGTTTCGATACATCAATGCGACTTAATTCTACTCTATATCTTTTCCATTCGTCTAATGATTTTTTTTCTTTTTCCGTAGCAATATCAATATCTACAGCATCTTGTCGCCACGCAATTTCAGAATCGGCAATAGATTTTAATTCTGATTTCTTGAGTGTCGCAGATTGGATCATTGCATCAGTTTTTGCTTTTTCGTCGACTACCCACTTAGTGCCATCCCAAACATCGAAAAGTGATGGTGATATATCTGTTGAGTTTTTTGGGTATTCGCCAAGTTCATTAATTGAAATTGTTTGCTTTGTTATTGTACTATATCGAATCTCACCCCTGTGGTCTTCCACATATTCCCATCCGAGATCGTCAATGGTTCGACATATAGCAAAACCATTCTTTGGTTTTGGTGGTATATCCAAGTATGCTTGAGCAGGAACCCCTGTAGTTGCACTAATAAATGTTTCGTGTGCACCCATAAACTCTCTAGTTTCATACGAAATATTATATACGGTGGTGAATCCAGACGTTAAGGCATATCCATTTTCATCAAATTGAATTGTCATTATAATGCTCTCACTATATAATTAAACGCAACGTTACGAGGGCGAACACGGAATGTAGAAAGCCCTGATTTTCCCCTCAAATTTAGATTGCTCGTTGAGAAGTATTGACCCATATTGACCCTTTCGTCGTCATAGTCAGATGGTTTAATTTCAGATGGGAATATACCTCCAAATGCATTAACTGGTGGTGTAACCAGTATAGCCACCTCGGCACTCTCTACGTATGTATATATTGAAGGTAATTTTGTTGCTGCTTGCGTACTCAGTACTGATCGCCCAGCATCAACATTCCGTCCATCATCCCACCCACGAATAAATTCACCTCTCAGATCAGGTAATCTACCACTTGTATAAACGCTTGCTAGTTTAGGATTTGCCGTTGTATCGAATGTGTTCCCATCACATTTAAGCCAACCTGTAGGTGCCGTGGCAGTCGGCCAAGGTAGTGGGATACCCACAGGAAGATAGTAAAAGTTATGTAATGCATCAAAATATTGACTACTTAATGCTGTATCAACACTACCGTTCGCTGTTACGCCTGCATTTTTTAACAATGCTGCAAAAAAACCGTCCCAGTCGTTTGCCCAGTCACGTTCTAAATACGTACCGTCTTTAGCATTGGGTGCAGATCTGTTTTTGAAAGCCCCTTGTGGATGTTCGGTTGATGGGTTATCAAAACGTCCGGGATATCGCTCGTTACGCTTAAGTGCCATTTGAGAATACTCCTACAAAGCCTGTGAATTGTGCTTCTTCATCGCCAAATTGTGCTTCTTCATCGCCAAATTCAACATAATTATAACCTTCCAAAAATCCACTAAATCTTACCCCTTGGGGTTTTGGTATCAACTTGTAATTTAATAACGCCCAACGTTCCAGATCTGATATATTGCCGTAATATTCAACACTGAAGGACATATCTTCACCGTCCAACAAACGAAAAACATAAGCATTAGGTAGTAAAAAGTTAATACTATCTAGAATAGACTCTATCGTGGCGTCGCTATTGTTTTTTATTATTTTAGATTTTATCACAAGGCGGTACAGTTCGTCAGACATTAACGAATCTATATCTATATTTAACTCGGAAAATACCGCATCTTCATTTCCAAATTCGTCACCATCGTCTAAATCAAACAACCCGGGAAACATTTCGGCATGCCCGATAAAACTACGAGGAATAACTACAATTCGACCAATTATATTGAGTTGTTCACCTACCATGGTGTCGATATCATACATTTTACGAACTACACCGGCGGTATCGACAAGAGGCGTAATCATATCTGCGACGATATTAAGCCATTTTACAGCTTTCGGTTTGTTCCGATATTGGGAGTATATACGGTCGGGTATATTCATACCACAGTTACCGTGATGTTGGATGTTGTCCAGCGTGACAATTCATTATATTTTATATCCACTGTTGTATTGGAACCGTTGATTGTCATAACTGAAACATAACTATTGCCGAATTGCCCTATTACTTGGTTGATTGGTGTGAACATTGTACTATACGGTACATCTTCTCCGATATCAAACCCTTGTACTTTGAATCCGTATTGAGCCGGAACCAATCCACCCACTGCAAATTCAATAAACGCGTTTTGAATTTGAACATCCACATCGGAGGGTAGAGTACCATCGTTTTTGATTGTCACGGCTACTTTCATATCAACATATATGGGGCGACTGAATTTAATTCTTTGTGTATTTGTAGGATATTGCGGAGATGTAACTACCACCTCAACAGCTGTTCCTGCCTGAAATAATTTTACGCCTGGATTTTTTTTAAGATATATAGCTAACGCCACGTTATCATCTGTTCCGCCGTCAATAATCGGCGCGATAGAATGGGCAGGTAACCCATGTGGGTTATCATCCGAAACAGCAGCGCTGTTTGTATCGTTTTCATAAATTTTGACACGTCGTACATCCTGTACTGCAAATAGTTCACCGTACATCGAATCGAGTTGATTATTACCCGGACGACCTACAGCCGTTGCACGTTTGACACGTAATGAAGAATCGAGCTCTACAGCGGTACCCGGTGTTGCGGGTTGTCCGTTAGTTACACTTACCCAGCCGCCGATAGTATCAACAATTTGTGTCAGTGTACCTGCGTCCGCTTGTACGGGACCTACAGTTTCACATATTGCGTTTATCGTAAATTTACCGTTCGTATCTAATGTGCCACCTTGCTCTGTAAACCACGTTGAACCTGTAGTTCGAGATCGAATGCGTGACCCACGTTGAATAAATACACCCGGAGTACCCGATAATGTAACTGTGGCATTACTACGTGTACCCTGACTTCGTCTAGTACCAGTTAACGCACATAAAATATCAAGGTCAACAAATCGGGCTTTGTTCGGGTCTTTGCTGCTGTGTGCTTGTTGTAATGTCTCATCGAATGCCCCAAAAATTTCGGCATCATGAGCTATCTTTAAACCGTCAGGAGTAGATGGATCGAGATTCCACAACGGATCGATTGCTACATATAATTCTTTTTCAGACGCAAACCATTCGTTTTGAGTCTTTAATCTATATCCGCGTTTTGTAATTTCAGCCATTAACAATCACCATTTCCATACCTTCGGTGGTCAATATTCCAGCGGTTACACTATATTTTCTCAATTCTACATCAAAATCAGCATTAAAGTAAGTTAATCTAATTACCCCCGGAGTTCGTGCAATTCTATTGCGTAATACAGCTTCACGGGTATTATTATTTACACTTTTTCCCAATATCTGTTCAAACCACGGTGTGCCGTCTGTAATATCACGGAAGTATTCGCCTAAAAATAAACCCAAACGGGTTTTAACAGTTTGAGCAATTTCATCCCGTCCCGTTGTAAATTGCTGCCCATTTGTGGCTATATCACCATCATCAGAAATTACACGTACTGTCATATCGGCGCCCCTGTATTTCCTGAACCTGTTTGTACTCCACCGTGGCGGTGTTCTTTCATTTCTTTATCGGCAACAATTAACGATTGTTGTGCGTTTATTTGGGTTGGTGTTTTGATATTACTTTTAGTATCGAATGTAACACCGTTTATATTCACAATTCCATCGGCGCCTAATGTGATAAACCCGGCACCGTTGCGTATATCAATTGACCCGTCATTTTTAAGCCATGCAACTTGGGAGCCTTCTTTATTCCGTAGTTTCAAACCATTGTTGCTAAAATCGCTGACAACATTACCCTGTGAGCGTATACCGGGAATAAATATTGCATCTTGCATATCATGAAAACGACCGATGGGATTGTCGGCTATACCTCCCGTATTTTTCCAACCGTCCATACAGCGCTGGCTAAATAGTATAATCCCTTCACAACCTACATCTATTTGACATTCTATCACATAACCATCACCGACAAAATGCACGGGTGCGTCTATGATGGGTGGCGGGTTAAACATTGCACCGTTAACATCTACTCGGATTATTCCGATCTGCACTTGAGCACGTTGTAATATCGGGTCGAATGCCAGAACATGACCGGGTACAGACGTGCAAATACTTTTTGACATTTCGGTAAATGCTGTTTTATGTACGTTTGCATAGCTAGTCATAGATTACCCGTTGACATTGTCAATGTTACAATGTATAAAACTGTAAGATTCTCTCTTGTTGCACCTATTCCCCGCCCTTGTGGCGGGTTTTTTATCTTGCATATTGTACCCCGCGTCGCATTTCTTCATCTACTCGTACCGCCGCGTCACCTTTTGTAATGTATCCTTTGTTTTTTACGTCAAGCGGTCTGTTGGCGTTATATTCTCTAGACGGATAACGCCACAAGATATAATCATCGGGTTTACCGAGAGCGGACGAATTTACACCAGCCAAAACCGCAATATAACAATCCGCCAAGTTATTAATTCTTGATTTTGCAGGTTCATAATATTTCTCAACATAATCAAGTTGCTCTACGGCTGTCATACGTGCAAGTCGTGCTGTAGTTGTACCTAATTGTTTGGCGGTATCAGGCATAAACTGAATCAATCCGGTGGCACTCCCTCCCGCCCTGTTGCGTTCGGCAGGATCGAACGTACGTCCGGTTTCAAATGCCATGACGGCCATTAACCAATTAGGTTGAAATCTCAAACGTCCCGCAATTTCACGGGTTTTAGTCCTAAAATCAGCGTTTACACTTTCACCCCAAATTAATGCACCTGTTGTACTTGGGGCTGTAGAGTCTCCTGATGGTTCGTTCAGTAACTTATTACGCTGCGCAGTTCCTGCTCTTTTTGCGTCTATTTCTGTCACCCATTGGTTGCCCCAACTATCTCCACGGTGGCGCATTTGGAATATATTATACTCCCCTGACGCTTTGGCGTCACCCGTCATCGCCGAAACAAAAATATTACCAGTATTAAATGTACTGAATTCAGATTTAATATTTATACGGCCATCAATTCTAAAGTAAGGGTTCAATGTGTTGATTACAAAAACCCCAATCCCTTCTGGACCACCTGTAACCTCGGGTATACCTATCATCCCTGTGAATTGTGATATTTCAGTAATAACACCTTTTCGGGGCTTATCAACTCGAGTTACCATTAGTCGCCCCAAATCCTGCGTCCATTCAAAATCAAAAGCGTTTTTTAATTTGTCTAATTGTGTTGGTATATCGCCATCGGCCACATAACCGCTTGATAATGGGGGTACGTCATCAAATTGTGAATCATCCATTGATAATCTACGAGGCCATGCTTTAGCTAACCCTTTAATTATATCGGTCAGTAAAACATTAGACCCATAAGAAGCCGCAACCGAACCTCTATCTTCTCGTGCATCACCTGATATACATGCCAATCGCGTAATAACGTCTGCCCCCTCACGCTCTCTGAAAGTATTTGTCACAAACCCTGTGAAAATAGTATCTACAACATTACTGAACCCAGCGCGAAATGTCACTGTGTCACCTTGTGTAATTGTGCTCGATTTTGACAGGTTATATATTCGTATATCGGCAAAACTAACACTGTTTCCAGGTTTGATAATCACATCAAAAGTAATGCGGAACTGATGTCCATCAGATTCAGAAATGAAAGTTTCCCCTGCTATATCCATACTCCACAACCTGCGCCGTGTGGTCATTCTGTCACCCACACAAGGTTATTACTTTTACCGAGGTTATCAAGCGTGGTTTCATCACCAACAAATGCAAAACGACCTATGTTGGCATTGTAATTTGCAGTGATATCAGCGCCGGAAACCAACATTGCACCCATTACCAATGGTGTTTTATCCATACTGATATTGACAGTCCAACAAGGTGTGTCAATATAACCCACGTAATTAATTTCAAAATCTAAGTAATTATCACCTAATTGCACACTGAATGTTTGATGCGCATTTTTAGAACCAGATTCTAAAGGTATTTCAATCATTTAAATTCCCCCATCTAATACAATGTTGGCTTCTTTACTCACCGAACTGGGCGCATCACTTGTGACTTTTCGACCTTTATTGACAATACGCGCCATTCCTGATTTGGCCACATCACCATCTCTTAATTGAGTTTGTCGAGGTTGATCAAGTGATACGAGTCGGTCTATGGTTATTAGTTCTTGTAATTCAGCGGTAAATAACAAGCCGTTTTCATTAGACGGATCACGCGTGCGACCGATTCTACTTATAACCATATTCGAAAGTTGAATATCGCCAGCATCGATATCAAAAGGTTCACCGGACACCATTAACTCTATCAATTTTAAAAGGGTACTACTTGCCCGTGTACCTGCACTACCTGCCAAAAACCCCGCGCTTAAACCAGCAATTGTGGCAACGTATGGGTTATCTACCAGTTTAGATGCTACACCACTTAAAAAATCGGTCAATTGTGGTTGTAGCGGGTTATTACTCACAGCGCCAGTTAATGACCACTGAATTGGTTGTATGATTCGATGGTCATTAACGTTAACACCGGATTCTACGGGGTATGTTGTCCACTCTACGGATGCGTCTATAGTGTCCTCAAGTACAGCATCAAAAGAATATCCCGCTAGTGTCGGCGCTTGCTGCGTGAATATATTTATTATTGACATCTATCACCTCGCCGTTGTTGACCCCAAATCCGCAATAGTATTAACGGCCGCACGCTCATTTATTTTTTGCACTTTGCTTTCAATTGCTTGTCCGTCCAATGTCACGTATAAATTATGATTGACAGGGGGTAGATTAGACGATTTTAACTGCACCTCAATTTGTTGCGGTGGTGGTGCTTTAAATTCAGTTGGCGCATATTGTTCTGGCGCGTACACAGAATCAGTAAACGAGGGTTGTTCATTTCGTACAGATTCATCGTATACACTATCCCACCATGACGGCTGCTCAAAGTCACCAAATGATGGTTGTTTATTCTTTATAGATTCATTAAATAAACCATCCCACCATGACGGCTGTTTATTTTCTACAGACTTGTCATCTGTAAATAGTCTTCCCCAAACAGTTGGTTCATCCTTGTGAACATTACCTCGACTAATATCAAATCCTGTTAGACCATGTAGTGCGGTCACTGTAGCACTATTAACAATATCGTAAATCTTATTACCTTGTAATGCTTCATCTATATACGGGCTGGCCATAATTCCTGCACCGATAACTGCTGTAGGTAAGGCAGCGGCAGCTACACCTGCACCAGTGGCACCCATACCCAACATACTCAAACCTGCACTAGTCACACCACCTGCGGTACCAGCAGCAACAAGAGAACCGCCTACAGCCATTTCTACAGGGTTCTCTTCAACAATCGGTTTAACTGTATCAATTAACCAGTTACCCCCTTTTGTAGTCATGTCCGTTAGTATAGGCATAACAGCATTAGCCATGGTGTTATAAATACCATCCCACCGCAACTGTGTTTCATTTAATGCTTCGTTTAATTTTCTACTATTATCGAGTAACTCCGTTGATAATCCTGCCACATTATCAACATGCCTCAATATTTTACTGTATTCTGTTTCACCTTTTGATAACAACTCAATTGTTGCGGATGATAATCCTAAGGTTTGCTGTACTAATATTCTTTTCTCTTTTGTCAAGTTGGGCATCTGCTTAGACAATTCAGCCATGAATTCAACACCAGACTCGACCCTCATTAAAGGTTTAATATCTATGCCTGCTGTACTTAATTCACCACCAAATATAGCACCTGCTTCACCTCTTGAACGTAGCTTCGCAAGAGCTGTCTCGGCGTTTTTAATCTCACCGACTGCATCACCTGCATCACCACCAACACCACGAAGTGCTAATCCGAAATTATTAACGTCACGGGTGCTAGTGTAAAGAGTGTTGGTACTAAGCGACATTGTATTAATTTTATCAGCGGTATTGATGGCGGATTTACCCATACCTATCATCGCTGCTGTAATAGTCGTACCCGTCGTTGTTATGTTAGTCTTGACATTTTCAAGACCTGTGGTTATATCCCGTTCACCCTTTTTAAAGTCGTCGGTTTGCCAACCTATACCAATTAAAAATTTTGTCAGTACCGACGCCATTATTTTTTAACCTCGCGGGTTGCGATCATCTCATCAATCGCTTGATTAAATAACTCAACATCCGCTAGAGAATATGTACAGTCGTTTAAATCCGCCCAACTGCACAAGGGCGGACATAAACCAACAACACCGACACACGGACGCATTAAATACCAATTTACGACTGTTGGTCTGGTGTTGGTTGCATCGGCGTTTTTTCGCTTTCTAGGACGCCGTGCAACCAGTCGAAAAAATCAGCTAAATTCCACAATAATAACTGTGATAATAGTTTATTATAATTAACCATATCACCCATAAAATTGTGAATTGTTACTAATTCTTTACCGCCGTTTACAGCAATTTTGTACATCAGTTTATTAGCCACTTGAGTTTTAATATCTTGGGGCATTGACATAAACATAGGCATCAAGACACTATCGCCTAATTCTACATTATTAATTGCGGCGTTTAATCCACGTTGCATAACTGTAGATGTGAGTAAACTCAACAATTCATCCTGTTGTACTGCTGATAACATAACGGCGTTATATGTTGTCCCACCGATATCAAACGATTTTACATTAGACATACATTAACCCCTTAACCCTGTCCATGCGTTAAATTCCATAATGAATTGATCATCCGTAATTGTCATACCCGTACGACCACGTTCGCCATCATTTGTCATCACACCCTCAGTACCTACCGCCGTCTCGAGTGTACCAATTTGGGTAAATGTCAAAGTGATATTGGCTTTGGAATTAAATAGCCCTTGCAAATATGCACTATCTGCGCTACCCGGGTTGATATATAAGTTTACAGTTCGACCGGGGTTAATCCTGTCCAAACGTATTGCATTACCTCCCAGACCACGACGTAATGCGCTGGAGGGGTCAATAGGTGCATCGGTATACGGTGGATCAGTTTCGCCCCAATCTGTAATTTGACGACCATTAACTGTAACAACTGATAAATCAGTACTTAAATTATGTAATGCCATGATTAGCAGTCCTCAATTAATAAACGTCAACATCAACTTGTGCAATGTGGATAGCACCTGCACGGAATAAACGAATCCGCAATGGTGCCGATTTACGCGCATTACGGTCTGAATCCGACAGGTCTAAAATATCTTCAGGTTTGGTTAATATTTCATAACCCACTGTGAATTTAGTTTGACCATCATCTGGATCGATATAATTACGCGCACCCAAATAACCATTACGAATGTACTGTTCACCCACAGCACGAGCTGCGCCGATTAGAGTAGCTTGCCCTTGTGGAGTTTGTGCAAGTTTGGTTGGTTGATTAGCAATAACATTGTATAAAGCCACAGTGAGGGAGTTAACCATTGCATCAAGATTTACAACATCATCAATAAATTCGCCGTACGTTGAATGAGTGCGAGTATTTAACCAGCGACCCATATCTGACGAACCTTGCAAATCAACTACACTATAGAATACCGCTTTTTTGGTAGCCAACATCATTGCAGAGTATTCTGTATCACTTAAGCTTTCAGCAGCAACCCCTGGAGATTTTTTAAAATCTCCAGTAATCGTTGAGCGGGTGGCAGAGTAATTAACGGATGCAAAATGTTTGGCTAGAGCATTACCACTATACGCATCTGTAGCATGACATGCTGTATATACGTGACGATAACCGAGAGTAGTCAATTCTGTTGCGATATCGTTGTTAACAGTGGAACCACGAATCTTAGCAGCAGCATCGCCTGTCTGGTTATTAATAAACATCACATTGGTATCTTCACACCATTTACCAATAGCCTTTACGTCTGCTGGAATGGCGTAGGTGGTACCCGTAACCATTGTCCAATACCACCAAGTTTTATCGAATGCTTTAGCTAAACTAATAGGCCATGTTGTATCGGTCTTAGCACGACACCAGACACGTAAAGAACGTGTAGAACCTGTAGCAGGTGTGCCATCTAGCCATTTAGCACCGGCTTTATATGTCTCGGTTGTATCATCAAAATCAACAGATAATGATTTTAATTTAAAATATTCGCGGTATGTATTCGGTAAAAATAGTTCGGGTGCTTCATCTTGCGGTGCGAACAACATAGCGCTGGTAAAATTTGCAGTACCTAACCCTGCGGGACTAATGCGTACGTTGATTGGGATTATATTTCCGGCTGGAAAACTCATAATTTTAATTCCTGTATGATTGCAATCAGTAACAGTATATCACTGTATATCTATTACTTGCAAAGTTGTACCTTTTTCATTCTCTGCAATTATTTGAGCTGAAAGAATGTTATTAATTTCAACATAGTTTGAAACTTCATACATGAGCTTTATATTGACTTGTGCGCGTTGTTCCCAATTGTTTGACTGCAAGGCGGTTAAATTATTAACCGCATCTGTCGATAACCAGCCTAATTTATGTTTAAAAAGTATCATACTTACATCAGGACGTTTATTACATTCTTTTAATTTTTCAGCCGCAGCCATTGCGTCACCACGATAAAAATTAATACTACACGTTGCTATAATTTGCGCCCGTACATCCGTACTTACTTTATTATCGGGGATATTTTTTGCAATGATGTGGGCTTGTCCTCGCTGCGTAACGGATTGGCGGGGACGTACGGTAGCGTAAATACCTTTAGGTGCGGGATGATTCTGGTCTGCTAGGATTACAGTAGGAACACCTGTTACAGTACGTATGACAGGTTCTAAAATCGAAAATAACTGTTCATTGTTCATCGTATAAACTCACAATTACTTTACAGTAGCTTCGCCACGGTCGGTTATCGCATTTAACCGTTTTCCAGCGTTGATTCAAAAATTCCCAATCACCATTTTGATCAATAACCGATAAATCCCCGTCATTGATATACAGCCGGCGAACATCAATGACACGCTCGCCGGCTTGAATTAAAAAGTCAATTTCGCGGTCGGATGCAGGCTGTAAGTTTGCAATAAACGTCTGAGTTGTCGAGCCGGAGGATTGCCAAATACCGTTAACATAATCACCGCTACCTGTAGTCTTGTGTACAGCAGTAACACTTTTAAAAACCGAGTCAACATGACCGCGCATATCTAGACTCATGATAAACCCTCTTCAAGTTTGTCACTCGTGACTTGGTACGTCACCGATGCGCGCAAATGTCCTTCGTCAATCAGCGGATTATCGGCACCTTTCGCCTTGATAGTACTTGCGGCATTTGCAGGACTGCTTAACTCTGTCATAAATTCTTGTACTTTCCCTGTTGCCACAATTCCCACAGTATCGAGCACAGATTCAAGCGATTCGCCGTTTTTAATACCGTTCGAAATTATTTGTAAGTATTCTTTTGTGCCTGACGCAACACCCGGTTCTAACCATGGGCGGGCGGGTATATGGCCATCATCAGTACCAAAATTTAAAACAGCCCCCAGTGTTGCCATATTAATATTACCATCCGGTACATCGCCGGCACCTTCATGTATACCCACGGTTACGGATTTATAACCGCGAAATTTTTTCAATTCGCGTTCTAATTCTTTTTTTGCAAGTTGAAAATCTTTTAATTTTAGCATCACGCGATAATGCCACAGTTCTGACAGAAACGCCAGCATATACTGTATACCCCATGTACTTTGTACTGGGTATTCAGACGGGGTATCAAAAAATGTTTTATATTACTTACACTTATACTATATATACCCCTTACCCCTATATATATAACATATAATAAGAATGTATATGTATATATAGGAGTAGACACTCTGTAGCCGTGAATAGGAGAGAAATGTAAGGGTATGGGGCAATTTCCGGAATTCCTTATTATATTCATGTGGTTATGTGCACCCCAATACATACCCCCACACTTTCGTGTTTTTGGGTAAAATGAATACTTGACGAGACTGTCAATGTGATGTAGTATTAATTTCATCAAAACAAGAGAGAGGAGATGACAACGTGAAAATAGAAAAAAAAGCATTTGAAGAAGCACAATACTTAGCAGGGTTGGCAATTTACGGTAAGTTAACGCGTATATCGCCAGAAAATTATTGGTTTGCTGCCATGCTTTCTTTGAGGGAGGCTTACAGGAATGAAAATTAAAATAACAACAAATTTTGATTGTGACGAACTGCCAAAATTTAACGATATTCTTTATGTTGATTCGTTAGAAAACGACGTGTATTGGTGCGTTTGGCGTGGTGTTGAAATCCCTATAAACATTGAGTATTTGGAGGTTGTAAAATGACCACAATTGCATGGGATGGTCTAGTGAGCAATAGTAATGGCACAATAATATCCACATCAGGTAAAAAATATTCACGCCAGAAAATAAAAAAGTGTGGAACGTTAATGGTAAAAATATAGTAGCAATGGCCTGCTGTGGATATTCTGGTGCCGAAATTGAACTAATTGATAAAATGATTTTAGGTATACATTACAATACCGAATATACATCTGTATCCAGTTTTACAGCAATGTGCATTTGTGATGATGGGAGTGTTGTGAACATTTACAAAACTGAAAAAGAATCACAAGGATCAATATACCAATTTACAGGGTGTGACGCTAACGGTACTGGTTCGAATTATACCCTTACAGCTATGAGGATGGGTTATTCTAGTGTAGAGGCTATTAACACCGCTATAAAATTAGATGTATATAGCGGTGGAGTGGTTCAAGTATTCGAATTTGTAAAATAATATCACTTGCTAAGCAACACGTGCGCCCATTCCTGCGCGTCTTCTAAGTCTATAAAATTGTTGACCGTAGACAGTGTATGTAAGCCAGTCATTGTTAACTTCCATCATACTTGGTGTACGGTAGGTGATGGATTCGTCACCAATCGATTTGCTGCCAACATTTAAACGTGCTTCGGATGATATACCGTCACTTATACCGCCGTCGCCAAAATTGGAGGATAACCACGCGGCGGCAAAGTAAAACATACCGCGTCGTTTAAAGTTCTGAGGGATATCTTGATAAGCGCCCCAACCGGTACCGCCTGTTTCAGTGTCTGCTTCGTAGAGAGCGGTGATCACAATGTCATCAGGCCATTTATCCAGATCTGCAAAATCTTTAAAAAAGGCACGAAACGCTGCAACAATATCGGGAGTAATTTCCATGATGCATCCAGAAAATAAAGTTATTGACAAAGAGATTAACACATGGTCGGAGTTTATCAAAGAAATGTTGGAGGATAAGAAATGAGTGAAACTGTATTTATAGTTGAAGGTGCGCCAGACCACGAACCATATGACAGAATGGTAATTTTTAGAACTAGAGAACGAGCCGAAGAATTTATAAAACAACAACCTAAATTTAACTGTTATGATTGGTTTATTTATGAATGTGAAAATACAGGATTGAATTATTATTACCGTATTATGCGGCTAACATGATAAAATAAATAAGGGGCTAATGCCCCTTATTTATTTAAATTCATCAGCGTTAAAATCATCACCCTGTGCAGGTGGGAAATCCTCTTTAGCTTTTTGTGCCGCTTCTTCTTTTGTCATATTAACAGGCTCCATTGCGTTGGATAATTTACGTTGAATATACGGCGCCAAATAGTCTTTAAAAATCCCTTTTAGTATTGTCAACTCCTCACTGGCTAAAATTTTCGGTATATTCATCGGCGCAACCGTGCACAATCAGGGTCATCCTTCATACGTACAAAAGATAAACGAGGTTTTCCATTTGATTGAGTCCCTGCACCATACCGATCTGCAATCAATGGGAAAATATTATAAACTAGTCGGGCATAGTCGCGGTCATTTTTAACTCGCTCAAACATATTATTCATAAATGTTTTCATTGGTTTCGGTAATGCCATACCCGTTAAACCACCGTTCATCTGTTCCCATAGTGCTTTTATATACGGCATTTGCAATCTGGCGGCATCAAGTCTGCGAGCCTCACCCATCTTTGTACGTGCATGGATTTTACGCAGTGTAATCACGCCTTGGTTTTTTTCCCACGGGTCAAATGATAGTGCCGCCCCAGATTGGGCGGCCTTGGTAATATGTGACATTTGTTTAGGATTTAGCATACTTTACCCCTTCTTTTTTTTCGGGGTTTCAATTGTAGCAGGCTCCTCTGGTGGTGGCGAAGGTAATTCTATTTCTGATTCTTGCTCAACTGACCATTTTGGGGTTATATCAATCTCTGGTGTTAACGAACCCATTAAAGCTATAATTTCACTGACAGGATTGGTGACTGGAGTTGAATAATCCCCCATCTGTTGCCTGAGAAGTTTATATATTTGACGGTCGGACGGTTCAGAATATCCTAATTTTCTAATTTGATGTTTGAGAATTTCAATATATTTATCGTCTGATAAAATATCTAAAAACTCTTGTCCGTTTATTGATAGTAATGTTAATTCGTTACTGAACTTATCAATTAAACGCGGCTCAAATTTTTGAATTAAAAATAAATGATATTGTTCGTCGTCGGGTATGTTTTTGGGTATGACAATCATACCTTTTAAAGGTTCAAAGGGGTGATACTTAATAGTTCTACTATTATCTTGAATATATTGAAGAGCTTTTTTCAAGCCGCTCAGAGTTAAAAATGACATATTATAAACCTCATCGGTTGAATTGATAACTAAATAAATAAACTTCAAACAAACAATCGAATCAATGAAATAGGGGCGCAGAACGCCCCTCTGTGGTGTTAAACTGCGGGTACCCATGCGTTACCATCCCAAGATAGAGATAGATAAGCAGCAATACCATTCAGCTCGACACCTGTAGTACCATAAGTACCGCTGAATGAGGTTAATGTAATACCACCTAAAGAAGTGATCACAACATTCCCTTTGTCATGTTTACCTAATGGGCGCACATCAATGAAATAAGTTTTCAACAATGCAGGGTTATTAAGTAATTGGACAGTAGTGGTGCACGGTTTGACTTGGATAATAGTCGTACCGTTATCTACAGCAACTACAGCAGGTCGAACAAATGCTTCTTCAAATTCAAATTCACCATGCCTTTTAGGTTTGCATTCTCGCTCATGACGACAATCACTTTCTAAATGGACTGTTGTTTTTGCAACTTCATCATCACAACTATTTTTGTGACATTCGTTATCGATATGAATCATATTTAATTCCCCAGATTGATTAACCGAATGCACTATTTTCTGAGGCAAAGGTATGCGATTCGTTAATCGGAGAACCATTGATTACACTTCCCTGACCGTAACCGTATCCTTTACGAGCATAACACGCTGTTTGGGTGTGATTGCCTACAGGGTTACCGAAACGCAGATTTTCATCATAACGATAGTCATCTTTGTTGCACTGGTTATTTAGCGTATATTGCATATCGTTAAGCTGTTTCTGAACGTAGCCGGCTTGATAACCGACCTGATCCAATGCACGCACATTGACCAAATGCTGGTCGCTGCAACGATTATGGTTAGACCACACAGCCCAAATCACAACTAAAAAAGCAATAAATGCCACAATTCCCCAACCGAAACCCATTACAGCACCGTCGTGACGATACCCGTAACCTTTCGGATGGTAGTCGTGGTCGTGATGTTCGATATTGATACCTTCAGCCATTTTATTACCCTCGATTGATCTATTCATATCAGGAAGCATTTATGTAAATCCTCAGTGCGCTGTACAATCTTCATGATGGTACAATGCTGCCAGCGTTAGATATACAGAGAGAGGGAACTATGACTGACAGACGTCGTTGTACGTCATGTGGGACGTTACAATACAGGTGTCCGGAATGCGGGGAGTGGTACACAAAAACAAGCAGCAAACAAAAAGTGTGTAGAGCAAGGTGTAGACAGCGTAAAATGGTGCGACAGAGAAAAGAAAACGCCCCTTAACGGGGCGGCATTTTACTCGGTAAATTTGTTGATAGCTTCTTGGAGTTTACTCTCAGTCCAATTTTTTTCGTACTTTATACCCAACAACTTACATTGATTGCGTAAGTTTTCAATGTTGTCACTTGTCGGTTCATTCTTGACAACCACAATATCACCACTATTGATCAAATTTTTCACAAACTCGATATCTAGCACACTCGCCGGTACTTCAATTTCCGGCGCATCTACACCGCCGGGTAATAATGCATAGTGTGTTTCGTCTTTGTCACCGATATTAATAACAATTTTACGCGCAGTATTTGCGCCACATTTAATTACTGTCATTTTTCTCACCTGTTATGTTGATTATGCCATACAATTTTATCTTGACCCGAGTCGTATATTCTTGACACACCCTCGCGATTATACCACTCAGACTGTGTAAGTCCATCCGGAGCTTTATTCCATTTTTGACGAGATTCTGTAGTTTTACCAACCACGACGCGAAACCCTACAGTTGTTGACTCATAAATAAACCCAGCGTTTTTGTAACTCTCACCTGTGAACAAGTCTCTATCTACATAAGAGATGGCTTTATTTATATTATTCACTGTGGTTATATATTTCCACATTTTACTTAACCCACCGACTACATTACAAGATGTTGCAAATCGTACAAGTTCCCAACCGTTTAAGTTTTGCTTATGGGTAACACTCATTATAGCCACCAATTCATCAAGATGAAACATTCCCCAATATTGGGAAGCTGGTCTGGAACCTTGTACATGATTTAAATCCAGAAAGGGTTGAGCAATTGCATGACTTATTTCCCCAATTGTACACTTTCGGGCAAATATTCTTTTTTTATTTTTTTGTAATGCATTTTTTATAATTGATTTTATTTGTGGTTGCCTTTCTTTCCAAATGTCTGAACGAATACTTATCAACCTGTAACCTTCTTTTTCACATTGTAAACGTTTTTCAAGATGTCGTTGTGTATTTTTATTTACAGAGTCGTTATGCCAATATACCCCGTTGAATTCTATGGCTAATTTGTGCGATGGTATTACTACATCTAATTCCTTAGGATATATTATACTTCTGTCTGTCTGTATCGCAGTGGGTACTAATGATTTAACAAAATTGTAAATTTCTACTTCGTCTTTTGATACTGTTATTCTTGCGCCGCATGATTGACAACCCGAACGTTGTTTAATGTGTGATTCAGGGGTTTGATTAAACTCCCCGTGAATTTTACAAATTATAGTAACTGGGACTTTTGAATGGGTATAATTGACAAGTGAATAATCGTATTTACCACCGTGTATTTCTTTAGCTCTTTTTATAAATTCCCCCCGTGATAATCTACCGCCCATGTTACATGTGGGGCAACCTTGAGCGCGTAAGTGGGATTTAGGGGTTTGATCAAACTCTCCATGAATTTTACAAATTATTTTAACTGGGACGTTTGAATGGGTGTAATTAACAAATGAATAATCGTATTTATCACCGTGTATTTCTTTAGCTTTCTTTATAAAGTCGTCGTGTGTTGTTTTTCTTCTTTCAGCGCTCCTAGCATGACCACACTGCTTACACCCAACACCTTTCAGATGTGAATATGCTTTTTGCTCAAAACACCCGTGTATAGGGCATTGAATGGTGATAAAATCATGAACTGTTTTAAACTGCACAAGGTCATAATTAAACTTGTTACAGTGAATATCGTTAGCACGTTTTATAAAAATATCTTTATTAAGTCTCATCTCTCATTGTACCCAAGTATAAAATCTAGGTAACCGATTATACATGTTTTATATTTAGATACAACGAATAAAAAAAACCCTCTTAGGAGGGTTTAAGTTGTTGATTTTACACCATATCCCTATAACCTGCTGAGCCGGGATACCTAAATTCCACCCCACTTGTCTTATATTCACAGGGGATTTCAATTCGTAAACCTGTAGGCTGTGGAGCCAACGAGCGCCAAGGAATAGGCTGACGCAGTGTTAAGTTGTCAGGGTTCTTCTCATACGCCATCATGCGCGGCTTTTTACTTGCACCAGCTTCTTTCAGTTGCAAGATTGGACGAATTTCCAACTCCTGACCTGTTACATCGGTAAACAAGTTGTTCATTTTGAAAAACTGAAGAACAGTAGTGTCTGTACCTGTATCCATACGTTTAGAGCTGGCAGTAGCCCACTTGTCGGACGGCAACAACAACACGTTTGGAATGTGAACATTGGCAGAATCTGTCCAGATACTAACAAGCAGATCGTTCATATCCTTGACCATTTCTGCACCTGTAGCGGTTTTCCAGTCTACAGTAGAGTTAGCCACGGTGATGTTTGCGTTATTAAACAAGCCTGTCATTTTCCGATTTTCGTCACCGAAAAATGCCACTTGCTGCATATGTTCCTGCGCTCCTCGATATGTAACACGCGCCTTTGTTACATCCAGCGGAATACGCATTTGCTGGGATTTACGCAACTCTTCAATGGTGTAGCCATAGCTGTTACCGGCATAACCAATTTTAATTTCTGAAATACTTGCGTCAATATCAGACTGCGGTAAATCTTTACCATTCGCAGCAATAAATTTACCCATAGTTACGGCGTCATAACTGATGTAACTGACACTATCAACCCACTCAGGGTCAGAAGTATCTACGGGGATGAGCTCTTGATAAATAATATTACCATACTTAACTTCATAAATTTTTGATTCAAGAACGTTAAGTTGACTTATATAAAATGCAAGACCCGAGTCCGCATTGTTAATTACCATGTCGGCGTCATACTGGTATGATTCGCCCGTCGCGTTATCGTTAACTGTGACAATGTGCATATTAACCCCTAAGCCCTAAGGAAATTTTAGCAAAACCGTTTGCGTCAGAACTAGACGCCCATTTTGCATCAGTGATAGCAACCGCCCCACCAGCCACATTTGTAAAAGTACCGTTTGCAAGCACCACGTACACCAGATCATCTTTTGTGACAGCAACAACCGGCTTAACATACACCACACCCATGGTAACAATTGCAAAATCGCGGTTGGGCACTGCACCAAATGTCTCGTCGTTGTCTTTATATGCTCGATTTAGTTCGCGTACAGTTATCCCAATAACATTGAGGTTCGTTGATGAGCCGGTCGGCAATTTTGCACCATCATCACCGTCGGTAACCACTGCTCGACCAAAGGGAATCGTAGCAGTTTCTGATTTATTCAAACGTGAAATGATGTTTGAAAGTTGTTGGTCTACTAACATACCTTCGTATGCCGCACCATGCGTCAATGAGTAAGATGTTGATGATTGTACAGCCATATTATTTCACCCCTTTCCAGGCATTTGATAAGTGTACTTTACGCAGTTCGTAAGGCGATGGTTTGTTTTGAGGATTACCACGCGCAGCATCGGCGGCAACTTGTGCAAGCTGTGCGGCGCTGTCTTTTGTTTCTTCTTCCTCTTCTTCTTCCACCTCTGCTGCCATGTCAAAAGAGGCTTGAATATATGCCGCAGCTTTATCTGCCCAATCGCGCTTAGGCATCTTTGCAGAGAGAGCAAAGCGCATGATTTCAATTGGGTCTGCACTATCACAGATGAAATCTTTTCCGCAGATTTTACGAGCGGTCATCTGACATGTTGCGATTTCTTTAACGCGAGCGGTAATAGCAGCGTCGCTAGATGCATTCTTAAGCTCTGTCACTTGTGCGGTAAGTGAATCTGCAATAGCCTGAGCGGTTTGTTGCGCAGCCTCAGCAGTTGTTACGCGTACCGATAGCCGATCAAATGCATCGGCTACAAGTTGTGCGTTCGCAGTGTCGGCAACATCAATGCTTCGACCGCTATCAGTTGTGATCATTACAGGCATTATGTTGCCTCCGGTTGAGTGGTTGTCAAAAATCCTTGCAGTCGCACCAGCACGGGCACGGTCTACAATTGCTACGTGGTTAATTCTAATATTACGTTGTATATATTCGTATTCGTCCCCATCGGTGGTAATACCCGGAGAATGGTCATAAACAGCGGTGTATCCTGCTGATAACTCACACTTACCGCTGTTTATAGCGTCGATGGCTTCTTGCGCTTTAATTATGTGGTCACATTCCACATGGTCGTTATCTGTACGCCGTCCATCACCGCGAATAAATCCGACGGATACTTTTTTAAAGTTTTTACTATTGACAAGTCCGTCAGGGTGATTTATAGTAATATCCACTCCATCATAAGAAGTGAGAGAGTCGGAATTAAAAACTTCTTCTGGTGGACGATAAACTTTAACGATACGATTCGGATTACCGGGCAAACGCAATTCGCTAGCTAAATATTCTTGTACACCACTACGAGCAACATTACCGGGGACGCGCAAAAATCCCTCATCGGTATATTCTCGTTGAGTGATTGAATACGATTTGCGATCGTTGACTAAAATTTGCATGAATTTATCCGTCATATTATTACGTGTATAATAACACGCATTTAAGGAGTGTCAAACATGCTTGCATTTATTATAACTTTATGGGTTGTAATGACCACAATAACGTCCATCGCATCTTATATACCCGGAAAGTATGATTGGTATATTCCTGTAATGAGCTGGATAATAGTAACATTTATACCAGTAATCGTAATTGTCGCTATTTTCCGGTTTTTTGAAATGTTGCTACAGCGGCGTCACTGACTGCAATAGCAACGCATCGACACTGAAAATCACTACCCGGCTGTATCGGTTCGCCGTTGTCGCTCAACGGCAATTCTGTCCACTTATACACACCTTTACCGTATGGCGTCATTTTGTTAGCTATTTCTTTGTGACGGTGACGTACACGCTGGTCGCGACTGTCCAACCACCGGAAATATTTAAAACCTGCTTGCTGCTGTCTAAGTTTTGTAATTTCACCGGTTATTTTAGCGGTCTGGTCACGCGCTATCATTTTTGCCCGTCTTTGTGTAACCCCGTATTGTTCTTGCAGTTGCTCTACAATGTAGGACGGACGCATACCTTGACGCATATTACCCATTACGATATTACTGACTTGCGTTAAATATTGCGAGTTAATCGACGTTATCAGTTGTGCATTTTGCCAACTCGCAGCTTTCATATAATCAATTAATTCTTGCGAGTTTTGAAAAACATCGAACCCAAATGATTTTTTATTACGTTTCATCGTTGTAGTAACAAAATTATTGGCGATGTCATTCGCTATACTCCCGTAATAGGAGCTGTCCCAGCGGTCTATAATCTTTGTCAGTGCCGCGGCTATAATGTCGCTCCACGCGTCAACTGTGACCACAGGTGTGCTATCCAGAGTCGTATCGTCTGCGTACTGACGTACAAGCGGTACTATTTCCATATCTATGTCGCGTTTCAACGTTTTAATCATTCGCTGTAAAACAACATTATATTGAATTCCTGATAGTTTCATATTGACAATACCGTCAGTATTGGATATTATTAATTACATGATAACACATGGGGGAGATAAAAAAATGACTAAGCGGTTGGAAATATTGAAAGCCTCTTTAATTAAAAAAGAAGCATTATTTGACGTTAAATTACAGAATCATATTGATACCGTAAGAATGGCAAACGGTCAACCTCTTAATGATAAACGCAATGGTCGGGCAACATTGAACAAGTGGGAAAAACAGAATGACTCACTTCGGACACTTAAAGAAAGTATTCAAAAAACAAAAGATGCCATAGACATAGAAAAGGGTAAAATTATAGATGTCGAGGCGGTAATTCTTCCGGTGTACATTCAAAAAGCTATTGATGATGGTCTAATTACACAATGGCGTAAGTTTCCACGATTCTTTTTTGTCGTGGGTGTGGAGGGTGGTAGGATTGTTCTGGATGAAAAAACAGGAACAATTACATACCGTTATCTGAACAAAATACCTAAAGAACAATTTGGTACGTTTCGTGACGTGTTCAATAAATTAAATCAAGAGATGCGGGATAGTAAATAGTTGTTGACGGTCTCGTCAATATGGAGTATTATTATCTTATCGAAACGGAACAGACTTAAAGGATAGGGTAATGAACGCACACATCGAGCTAGGATTTAAAAGTGGTCACTCAAAAGCAAACTTTAAACACGCAGTTATTGAACTGAACAAATCAGGAAAGGAATGTAAAACATTCTCAAAAGTAAAAGATAACCATGCAGGCGCTGGTGTTGTTTTTCGTGATGTTGATGGTAAGTGTGTTGCGACAATTCATGAACGTAAAAATCAAAACGCTTTACTAGTAATCTGGAACTAATAATTAACGCCCCGCAAGGGGCATACCAAAAGTAACCAGTTGAGCAGTTTTTACAACTTTACCCATTGGTTAACCACACCGTGAAATTGAGGTCTCACCCCAGCACAGAATTCAGGGATTCTATGGAATCCTTCCACCAACTATTACACCATGATGTAGTTGGCTTCTTGCTCAATTTCACGGTATATTATCACGTTGTACAGGTTCTTCAAACATATTTGCGTCTTCTAACTCTTCCAATTCGGCAATGTCTTCGTCATTATATTGATATGTTTCGTTAGCTTGTAAATTACGTTGAATTTGCGACACTTGCACAACGCCGCGCTCCAGATAAATGCTATCGCGGTCGGCCAGTATTTTACTAGCTGTAGCAGCTTCAACGTGGTTTGGCTGTGATAATGGGTTCCATTGATAATTGTAATCGTCCGGCCAGTATCCGAGTGCTGAACGCACTAACACTTCGTCGAGTCGGCGCATAGCCGGGTCAAGCTGTGTAAGTTGCTTAGAGCGAATAGAGTTGTAATAGTTATTTAAATCCCCATCACCTGTAGCATTTAAACCTTTTGCGGACGTACCAAATAGGCGTGTAACAGGTATATCGGCCGCTCCGCTTATCCACGTCATGAACGTCTCAATGATTGGCGCCACACCGGACAGATTGAGCGTCTGACGTTCTAGCGTCTCGTCTCCGTCCAACAGTGCCATGTTGATCGTGGATTTCATAAGACTAAAAATTGCATAGCGTTTCATGATTGCACTATCTTGGTCGGTCGCTATTTCTTCGCTCAATCCTTGACGCTTAATCACATCGATATTAGCTTCTTGCATTAGTTCAGCTATACCGTCTTTAGATGCCACAATGTCCATAATGTCATCTAAACATTTTCTTAGTTCTGAATCACCCCAACCCTGAGTTTGCACCATTTGCCGGCGTGGTAAACGTGCGCCATTAAATCGTGCAAAATGTGACCAGTGTATCTGTTGAGCACCGCCCGTAATTGTAAAAAATTCAGGTTGTAAATAATTATTGGCTAATACGTTCCATGTATTCAGTGTCATAGCTTGCATATCAAAACGGTCGAATACGATGCAACGTTGCAACCCGCCCTTTTTAATAGCGTTTAAATTTAGCGGCTTTGTTAAGTCCTGACCTGTGATCATCAAAATACCGCCACCACCATACAATCTTGCCCAGCATTCCGCTTCATGTACAAGACTTGGTATCATTAAACGGTCTTCTTCAATGCGTATGTCTTCGGCGCCCTCACACTTAACAGAGCGCCATTCACGCGTCATATCCTCGGCGGGGATGTCCACAATCTGGCGGGCAATCCAGTTGGTTTGGTATGCAGCGTCCCATTGTTGCCATGTATTGAGCGTCGCATATTGAAATTTATTGTGTGAGCGTTTAGCTTTTTCAGTCCCCAAACCGCTAGCAATGTTCACAAGTCCGTCAGATGTATTTTCTTTCATAATATTTCTCGTAATGAACGGCGTGCTAATAATCCGCGACTATTTGCAATTATGAACGCGTCGGCAATATTGGGGGATTTTATTTCACGCTTTGCAAGGTCTTTTTTTGATTCTACCTTGACTTTACCGCTATTGTCAAAATCGCGTTTTGGGGTGGATAGTTCATCAATTAATTTTTCCATTAATTTAGAGTCTATATCACTGGATATACTTATCATCTGGTCAGCGGGAAAATCTTGCCCTTTTGTGACGGCTAAAAAAGTATTACGAAACCGATCTGCGGTAAGCCACCATGCTTGAGCTTTTAAATTTGAGAAAAAATCTTCGTTGGTTATTTTTGTCGTACTGTAATGTTTTTTTGGCTCAGTCACTTTACCACCGGCGTTAAATTTAAAATGACTACGCCAGCCAAGCGAATTTAAATGCGAACCAGTTCCAGCACCTACGCCGATACTGTCATAACCGATATAAGACGCTTCAAATGAGTCCCCAGTGATTTTCACACGGGCGGCTGATTCACGTAGTTCGTCTTCCCCACCTTTCCACTCATCCAAACCAACACATACAGAACCGCTCATAACTGCGGTAGCGTTCTTATCATCACCATCATCCGCCACGTCATAACCCACTGTAGGGCTGCCAGTCCACACGCCGTTAAGTGGTGTAACATTCAAATGTGCGTCAATAGCAGCTTGTAACCATGAGCGTTTAATAACAACCCTGTCATCGTTGTCTAGCGGTACACCCAAATACACATGCTGAAATTCTTCAAAGTCTTCTACTTTTGATGATTCAATGTCTGCAATTGCTGTATCGGATAAAAAAGGATTATCAATATAATTAATTTGGCGAACAATAGTCCCAGTGGGAGGATTTAGCACAAGACGTTTATATGCAAAGTCTGTAGCTAATTTAGGATTAAACGTTGTCCATATTTCCGCATTTTCATTTCTCATAATTGTAGGGCGGATAATTTTAAACATATTTTCCGTTAAATTATGCGCCTCTTCAATCCATGCCACAGTGGCACCTTCGAAAGATTTTATTTCATCGACATTACGAGCCATTCCGTAAAATCTAAATATAGAACCGTTTTTATGCTCTATTGCGTCGGAATATATTTTAAATTCTTTACTTAACCCAAAATAATCAATTTTATCTTTGAGTAATGTATATACACTATCGGCTATCCTATTCTGATACATACGCAAGCACAGGAAACGCTCTGTATGGTGATTTGCGCGTGCTATAGCAATACCCGCTACATCGTGCGATTTACTCGACATACGTCCACCATAGAGCGTACGGAAGCGAATTGGTACACCTTCGGGTGTTTCCCGCGTTTCCCAAAATTCTCGGAGGTTAGGATTTAGTGTTGGTTGCATAAAAATCACTTAAAACCTTACGCGTCGATATTTCGCCAGATATTTCTATAATTTGTTTATCCAGCCCGGTTAATTTAGCTTTACCCATTGTCGCTGTAACTGCCGCACCTGTTTGAGGTGTTATTGCAGATAAAGCAATTTGTCTCGCTTCTTCTAATTCTTTAATAAGAGAATCCACGCTTATATTATGTCGTTCTTTAATTTCGCCACGTAATTCATTCACTCTTACCGCAATCTTACCCTTCTTTAAAATTTCACATGCCTTAACGTTAATAACAGCGGGTGACATTGTTTCGGCATTATAAGAATTACGATATGCCTGTGAAGCATTTTTACATCGAATATATTCTTGGGCAAATTTTTCTTGTTTTTCAGTTAGCCCGAATTCATTTTTTTTAGCCGCCATGTTTTTAAACTCGCGCAATGATAATCACATGTCGCGATAATGCCACAGTTCTGACAGAAACGCCAACATACATTTCATACCCCGTACACCCTATACAGCATTTTTTCTTCGGGGTGTGAAAAACTCCTTATGTTTCTTTTACTTATATTGTATACCCCCTTACCCCCTAATAAATATTATAATAGGATATATATATAAATATAGGGATATATAGTCAGCGGCCGTGAATAGGGAGAAAGTGTAGGGATGCAGGGGTATTTCCGGAATTTCTTATTGCAATCATGTGGTTATCCCACCCCTGAACCACCCCCACCACCGGGTGTAAAATTGGGGAGAATTAGTACTTTATAACAGCGCGGGTCAAAAAATAAACAAAATAGAATATTACACTAGATATGACTTACGGGGGAGGATATTCCACTATGTTCAAGTGTGAAACATAGTGGAATGTGCTGATTTATAGCTTACCATCGAAATACAACTTCAAATTTCGTTGTAAATTGTAAGATTCTGTTTCTATTTTTTCAGAATCATAATTTGATAATTTTGTACATCCGTCAGCTTTTAATCGTTTATTTTCACGTTCGGCGCGTACAATTTGGTCTCTCATCGTCGTACATGCATCACCATTCCACATCCTTTCAGTACCAAAACGTTGCAAATGAACGACACATGTAACCCCTTCTTGTATCATTGTGTTCATATAATCGGACAATCTGGTACCATCACAAACCTTTGCAGCGGCTGAAATTGGCAGTAAAAAAATTATTAAAATTAATTTTTTCATTGTTGTATCCTTATTTATATTGACAGTATCGTCAGTATAGTATAATATTAACAATATCAAGTAAACCTCAATAGGTGGTATTAAATGAAGTTTTTTAAATATTACATAATTGGTAGCGTTTATTTAATGTCAATCATGTTAATTGGATTACCATTTGCGTGGTCTATAACACAGGGAATAATAATACCTGAATTTAAACACGTGATTAATACGTATGTATTTTTAAATGTTCTACTATGTTTACCATACGTTTTATTGTAAAATGCTCGTTAGTTAGCAGGTGCAAGTAGCACAGTAAGTGCATCGGCGGTACATCATCGTCAATGTGTACCCATGTTAGCGTTAGTCATCCCACATGACTAAATTGTCACTTTGATATGGTAATCAGCGCATGGAACCAGTACAGAATGATGTAAACAGGGTTTGATATTGACCCATTAAATGGTTGGCTGCCGTGTCGTTAAAGCCTGACACTCTGGAAGAGACGGAGATTATAATGAAAAAATGATTTATGATTAAAGTTACTTTTTCATTGTGGTGAATCCAGCTAGCGCATGGGGTAAGCGTTGAAATTTATTTTGCGGGTTTTTATCAGTTGCCGTTTTGTGTGTCAACGCCACAAGACTCTGGGAGGCACCCAGCACCACATCCAAACAACTTCAGCAAGGTTAAATAATGGAATTCAATTACATAAAAGGCAATAAAGAAGATTTTTATGACGCGCCGAGTTGGGCAACATTGAAAACAGCATGCAATGACAATGAAGAATATCAGTTTTTCATTGAAAAAAGTGAAGTTGGATTTAAATTCTGCATGCATACAAAATATGGCAATGGCGAAACGGGGACGATTAATAGTCTTCCAGAGGATGTCCATGTCATTGCTCATAGAGAGCTGATTAATAATGAAAAATTTGGATATGATTTGGATATTGAAAAATTATAACCATCATCACTTGATGAAGAAGGTCGCTTAGGCGGCCTTTTTTTTCTGTGCTCCGTAAAACCCCATCCTTCATGGTGGGGAGGATGTCAATTTTTCATGCCGGCAGACAAAGCATCATAAGACCTTTCGCATGTTAATCCCCGCTCGATGGCCTCGTCAGCAATCTCTGCCAGCGCTCCCGCTCTCTTGTCAGCGCTGATGAGCAACTCGGAGAGCATATTAATTTTCTCGCTTTCTGACGGGCTTGCTCCTGAAGCATCGGAACCTTTACTGCGACTATTGAATTTACTAATGGTTTTGCGCAGCCCGTCAGAAACAACATTGGCAGCAGCAGCGTCAGCATGAGCCTGATCAATACGTTTTTCAGCATCTTTAGTTACCTCGTCAATTTTACTCTGTTGTTGAGTTAGTAAATCCAGCGAATTAACCCGCACCACTTCCATGGCTGCATCATATCCTCTATTGTAAGCGGTGGTTTTCATTGTGTTCATATAAAAAACACCACCTGTAGTCATTACCAAAGTGACTATTACTATAATTATGTATTTCCCCAACATAATAGTTCAGCCTCCTGATCGCGTCTAATAACCTGCCCATAACATCCACTATCGCGCAACCTGCAATCTTTACCGCCGTCATGCACCCAACGTTTCATTTCGTTACATGCTCCCTCTATATCGCCATAATTTAATTTTTTCCAAAATGTAGATGAGCGACATTTACTTGGTCCGATGTTATACGGACAAAAACTGGCAACTCCGGCAATTTGAGGCGCTGTTAATTTGACTTGCACATTCTGATTGACCCAATCTATAGTTTTTTCAGCTTCAATCTGATTTAACTCATTACATTTTTCAGCGCTTAACACCATGCCAGGTTGGACGGGTACACCATCCACATATTTCAATCCTCTACATATTGTCCATATACCCACCCCGTCCTGATAAGAGGTAGTACGGTTCCCTTCTTTCTCATCTAAGAATTGTGACAATATTGCCCCAGCACTTGCCCCAGCCAAAATCAACCCCGTTACAGCCTTGCTTAACTTAGATCCCATGTTAAACCTCTCAAATAATAAAACCCGCTCAAGGCGGGTTAGATGCATTTGTCGTGAATAACTCTCCACGTTCCCAACAGTCTCTCGAAACGACCTGTATTTTTTTCTACAAGTTTTAAACACTTGTAACATATACCCGGATATCTATTTCGCATTGCGCGCGCCTCCATTTTTAATATAATTTATATTATATTACCCTGACTGATCCGTCAACCCCTACACCCTGTGCCATGAGATAAAACCTCACCACCTCTACAGGGCGGGTAAGATTTTGATGTATATGTCCTTCTTTTATGTATAAACGAGGTTTTCCATTTTCGGAAAAAATAACATCGTTTACACGTCCATTATTTAATGCTGGGTGCCAATCGTAACCAAGCGAACGTAACAATTCGCGTCGTTTATTCCGTGGTATTTGTCGCTCCATTCTCATCCGATCTATTAATTTATCCAAAGCCAAAGAACTTATCCAACCGCCAGCAAACCCTGCCTTACCTTCTTCTATTGATTCCATTATTTCTTGTTCGACTGCCCCCAATGATGCATTCACCGCCTCATTGGTTGTACTGGTCACTGGTGCACGCTGTGCACCTATGGTAGGATTAAATTCATCTGGGATTTTATAATTTTGCAAATAATTCGTCACGTATGCAGAACCGTTTTGATGCTTAAACCATTTATATAAATTTACATAATACGCTTCATCCATTCCATCGCGCTTCAAATCAGCAGCGTTCTGTTGGGCTGTGTAAAAGACTGCAAAACGACGATCGTTAAGTGTCTTTTTAATAGCATTTTTGTGATTACTGTTAAAAATGAAATTGGCACAAACTCGGTGCATTGTCTGGTCTGTCTGCATCGCCCGTTTAGCCAACACTTCACCTGTGATCATAGGTTTCAAAACTTCCAAAAGTTCCAACTTATGCTCTGGGACATATATATCTTCAACACCTATAAATATCTTATCAAATAACCAGGCGTTAAATTTTTCCCCAATTTCGGCTGCTGCTGGCATGTGCGTATAACGTTGACCTACAGCCTGTATAATACATCTAGTATAGAATGTTTTACCGTTACCTTGCACACCTTGTATAAGTGGTGCCCATTGGAACTTGACTCCTTTATACTGTACGCACGCTGCCATAAACGATGTTAAAATAGTTGCATCACGTTCTACGGGTAAATTTTTATGTAAATGATTTAAAAACGGTGTGACGTCCCCTTCCATCGATGGTATGTCAATATGGGTGTAAGTATTGACTACACTCACCCCATCCTCGAGATATATGCACTTTTCTGGTAAGTCGGGGCGAAATGATAATGTGTCCGCTTTAGGGAAATTAATACATTGGGACTCTGTAAATGCTTCCCATGCTTTTTTAGTCGTTTTATCTACATCGTCTAATGCGAAATTATAACCACCATACATTGCATTAAATTGCTCAGGTTTTAAAAGTAAACCTTTCGCTGTTAACACCCTGTGACTACTGGCGACATATACGCAATCTTTAAAGTGTTCCATCAACTGCGTCGGCGGCATTAATTGATAACCGCCACCATTACGCATAATAGGCGTAGGGCTATTTGGTAAAATTTCAATATTAGCACCAACATTGTAAAATTTACGACATTTTGCAACTGCGTTAGTTATTGTCAGTCGCATGTATGATTTATGACTATCCCACTTATCGCGCACAAGTGCAGATTGACGCATTAATCGCTCTATACGGTCACACTGCCCACCAGTCCAGAATGCGAGATGCTGAGCAAGTGCGGCGTCAGCGCTGGAAGCGTCAAACTCCCGTACATCGTCAGGATATGCACCGCTTAGTGCGTCTATATTACATGTCCACAAATCAGCAAAGGTGGCACGAGAACCGAACACACCCGCAGCGCTGGTAGTTTTTAATGCTTTTTCGATTAGTCGTGCATCATCGACAATCGGACAACTCGCCGCAACAGGTTCAGTTGACCATGTTGCAAGGTTGATAGTCTCACTAGCAGAAAAATAACGGGCAACGGTAGCATTAAATGCCGCATCATGGTTTGTACCGGCGTCACCAGTTGCGTTAATACCCGTTAAGGCTATAAAACGTTTAGATGTGTAACATTCTAAATTGTAGCTTGTATTCTTACATGAATGTTCTGGAAAACTTGACAACTGACCAATGATGTGTAATCCGGTTTGGGACTGTGATACTTCGACCGCTGCACCGCCGAACAATGTACACAACTCCGTTGCACATTGCGACCATTTACCATCTGTTAGCGCGTTATCGATATCAATGAAAAAAAATGGGTCATCATCAGTTAATGCAAACGCAACACCCCATTCATCACCGCGCTGGGTCGCCGCATTGCAGGCGGTATCTGCGTCTAACCAGTATTTGCTATCGTGAGCATTCACCATATTACCATCAATGTCACAAGGTAATTTATCGGTTTTACCTTGTCGGGTCGTAGAGGGGACAAGTTTATATATTAAAAATTGAGCGTAGGGGAGCAACGCCCCCAACGCGGCGGGAAGTATCTTCATAGTTTTCTCTCTTGTATGAATAGTTACATTAACGCACTTAATGCTTTACTTTTAAGCCTTGCTGGTGCTGACATTGCTGTTGGGTCACCCTGTGCTAACCCTTGAGCAATAATGCTAATGTGTTCAGATTCGATAGCTTCTTCCATGATTGCGGTTCGTAGACCGTCCATGTTTTTGTATACATAATTAACCATACCAGTAGCACAACCCGCACGTTGTGCTACTGCATCACGTCGCACGTTGTTAAAACCTACCTCCAACGCCATATCTATAGCAGCGTCTAAAATTTTACAACCAGTCATAATTTTATACCTTGTTAGATGTTATTACTCCTCACATTATACCATGTTGACAGGATTGTCAATGAAAGCCCAATCACCACCTAAACTTAAAATTAACTCGCCACATGCAAGTTGTGCTTTTTCTCTATCTGTACCTGTGTAGTGCCATCCCGGTTTTTTACACTCCCTACCGGTAAATTGTCCGATTGTATGACCTATCATTTCACTTGTGACTACCACGGGGCGAATGCCAACCAAGTCGGGAGATTTTAATTTTTTATTGATTGCTGCCGAATCGTTAATCAAACCATAGCGAATAACCCGACCTGTGACATCTTTACAAGCCCCCACATTGTTACGCCACAATCTCAAACCCTTAATTGATGCCGCCATCCGTACAGCATTCTGTAAAGTTGCTTCGGATTGTCCAACATTATCACAGTTAAGTGGATCTGTTTCTTTATCCACACCGTACATCTGCCGTAACTCGGTCAGTGCAACATGTGAAATATTATGACGGGTTGCCCATTGTATTAATTGTGTCATTTATATGATTTCCCAATCCGAAACATATCGTTAATAATAAAAAGACTGGACTTACAATCAAATATATTCATACGTATTAATTTTTCAATTTGGGAATTTGACAACCCTCCAACTTTTTTCACTTTTCGGATAAATAACCATCGATACAAAAATAACCATTCCATTATTTTTATTCTCTTCCGAACTTTCGCAATTTGATGATTGCAAAACTCTTGCGATAATATTGTTTTCATTATTCACCTGTAATTAAAAAGTTGTACCCTACATAATCAAGTTCATCCGGCCAATCTACTTCTGCATCCCTTATTGATGTACAACTATTGCATGTTTTAAATGATAAAATACTCCCTCCGGAAGTCTCGAAATATTTTTCGTAAATGTCACCTTCATAAATGCGTTTATTACACTCATCACACCTGTGTAATTTTCTTGCTTTCACTTTCATTGTTTTATTCATCTAACATTTCTCTAAGTTTATTGATTTGTTTTTGTTCCATATCGGCATCAACAGTAGCACGAGTAGCAGTACAAGCAGCAGCATAAGCATCAACAGCAGCATAAGCAGCAAGAGCAGCATCAACAGTTGTAGCATAAGCAGCAGCTCGTAGCTCTTCCCACGTCGCATTACCATCAAGATAACGTTCTGCTACATTAATTGCATTAACACCACATTCATCTTCCATCAAATGCTGCACATCTCGAGCACACCAAATTGCGAATCTTTTTGGTATTTCAATATATTCTGGAAGTACTTCAAAACACAAGAGTGTATCTTTCAGACCATTTGACTCTAAAACACTGGATAGTGGGAATTCAGTATCCATTCCAAGATGTTCATGGGCTTTTAGTACTTTTTGCCAACCACCTACGCAGGGTGAACCTGCACGGATTTTATTTAATGTGATCATTACAGTCATGACTATTCCTTATTTGATTCAACGACGTTTGTTACATCTACATCTTCGGTATACACAACATCATAAGCGGATACAGTTGGTGAATACACAACATCAGTAGCAATACATCGACAATAATTATTTACACGGCGTGTATCACATTTTTCACGTCCGTAAACGATTCCATCTAATAACTTGTTACAAACATTCATTGTTTTTTCCTCTTTTCTCGTTTCGATAAATTAATACTACATCAGTCTGACGATGTCGTCAATAGAGGTAACACAATTTTTTCACATTCTTTAATGTAATACTCGTAGTTTAACTCTGACCAGTTGAAATCATTAGCATTTGCGCATTCTGTAACACTCCAGCCGGCACATAGTGACGACTCACGCATTGCATGAGTGCTACGATTACCCGTGTGTATACGTGAGTCGTGAGGTGTTCCGGAGGTATCTACCTCACCTGCCAGCCCTTTAATCTCATTCATCACACTATTGTAAAATTCATCAGTAATCCCATTCTTGCGCTTCCATGTTCCCGCCGCCCCTTTTGGTGGTGAAATTTTAAGCAGTGAACCGCCGTTATGACTAACAAAAAACCGTGTGGTATTTTGTAACTCCTGCTCAACATCTGATTCTTCCCACCTCATTACAAGTTTGCTATCTCGTGGTACTTTTGCACGAATCATAAAATCAAACGGATTTTTGTGATTCGTTATATATGTGCGAATATCCTCACCACGTACTAGTGCTGATTCTGCCGCCCGTGCGACAATTTGAGCTGACGGGTCTTGATGCCACAGTGTGTTATATTCGTAAGCACCTTTGCGTTTTAATTTACCGTTTTCGTACTCTGCAATGTAGTTGTTAACGTCACGTATAATCATACGACTATAGAAAGATTCTTCCAGCTCCAACTGTGTAACATTCTCCCACCATTTACACACTGTACGCATATGGTCGATATGTATGCGTGGACAACTGAATGTTAATCCGTCGGTATTAGCCTGAATCATCATCAAATTAGGTATTTTTATCAATTGTTCAGCCAGCATACACAATAACAATTGTCCGTTGATTGTGGTCATCATTGTATACTTAGGGTCTAACAATGGGCTGAACAAATTATTCGAATTACCATATGAAGCGTTCAATGCTTCTTTTAATGCTTCATTTTCCGGTGTACCTTTTTTATACGTTTTACGCTGTTCAAATATATTATTGTATATGTCACAGTATGCTTCACCCAAATGTTCAGGATACATTTTATTAATAATTGCCATTCTTGGGTAAAATGATGTCACGTCTACATCGACAATTTGATGTGTTTCATCAGTTGATACAGTTTGAGACTTCACACTCCCGTGAATACCGCCGACACCGTAATCATATTGAAACCCTTCCACAATCGCCGATAACTCGTTAAATACACCTTTAGTTTTAAGCTGTTCTGATATTTCATCACGTGTTAATGTTTTATTTTTAAAAAATTCTACAATATGGTTAAATTCTAATTGTTCAAATTTAACATACGGAAATATTACATCACCCAGATTAATACTGGTTCGTATTGTTTGGCGTGGTACACGTTTGTTGTTGAAATCGCGGGTGTAGCATTGAATGCCCGATTTTTCCATCTGTGATACTAATATGGTACTGCCTATCTTTGTATTGCTAAAATTAGTCATATCAATATCGTAAGTTTTTGATAAATTTTCACGTAGTTCAATTTCAGCAAGTGATCGAACATAAAATTTCAACGTTTCTTTAACATCGTGAATGTTATATTTAATTAATATATCTTTTTCGTCGTTATTAAGATACGTGCCAACCGGATAAGGTAAATCCACGACATTGTGAGAACGCATCACAATTTCAAGTGCTTTTAAACTTGTTGATTTTGCCCGATTATCAAAATGATGAATTTTAAATAAATCTAATTGTAAAAAGATATGTTCATTACCCCAAATTGTTTGACTGCCTTTAATTGTTGACATTGCTTTATTGTATATAGCATCCACACCACAATTAGGGTTAAGTGCTATATAATGTAATATTGGGTAGTCAAAATGGATGTTATTAAATCCTACACCACGACCACCACTTAGCCCCAATTGTCGCATAAATTCCACAAGTTCAAACCAATCATTTTTACGGTCTGATATTTCAAATATTTTAGTTAAGCCCGTCAACGCGTGAATGAATACCGCAGAGAATATATTGGGATACGTTTCTATATCATAACCCCAATCACGCGGATTAAGTGGCGCAGGTTTGGAAAATGCGGCATCCGCGCCGCAATGTGTGCAATTATGTAAATCAGCGGGATAATTTTTACCACAACCCGCTATTGGGTCACATTGTGACAATAGATGTGTCATTATAGTTTTCTCTCAAGATAAACCCCGCCGAAGCGGGGTAAAAGCGAAGGATTAAACGCGGGTACAGTTTTGTTCTATCATATCTTCTGTCCATCCCGGCATTGCCAGTAATTGAGATTTAAGATATGTAACGCCGTTGTAAGTGTATGACTCTACCAAGTCTGTAGCAGGCGGAGGAGGTGGAGGTGGTGCTATATTATTATCAACAGCAGCATTTGCAGGGATGACCGGAGCAGACACACCGAACACACTGGCGGCTGCTGGGGCATTACCCAAGCTCACGATTTCAATGCCCGGACGTGATAACTCAAACATTTGAGGGTTGATGTAAACTCCCGGTGTTTTTGATGGTTTATTACCTTTTACTGTGCACATCACACGACAATAATCCCCGCGTTTAATCTCCCCCTTATTTTGTATTGCCTGCATCGGTTCATAACGGCCGACATGATAGCAATTGTAGGGGATCCGCGTAGACATCATAATAACCCAATGACCCTTATAACCTTCTTGGTCACAAGGTTTATTACCTTTTTTATTGGGCACTGTGCTGTCACCATCAACAATTTTCCAACTGAATGCAGGTTGACCAATTTCACCATTGGGATATCCATGTACAGGGTCTTGTGCCTCTGCGTAAATTTTTGCACCCCATTCTGTTTGATTCCAGTGTGTTTCTGTACCTTTAGGGATTGCTACACCAATGTAGCGCTGTGTGACAGGTTGACCATCGTTATTGAGCAGGGGTTTATCGTTATTATCGATAATACTTTGCGGTTCCATTGGGTGACCAGACACCAAACGACCAACTGGAAATAGTACTTCTTGCATAATTTTATCCTCTCTCGAAAACTGATTTAATTGATTTTTCATCCATCTCAACAAGTTTTAACCCTGTTGATGGTGTTTCACTATATTGCATTATGACGGTATCGTCAATGCCTTTTTTACGAAGTTGTGCGGGAGTATAGAGTTCCACAGGCTTACATACGTCTACCCCCTTTAGTTTACCCACTGTAACAATTTGTTCTACAGGTATATCTTTACGCCACTTTTCCCTTCCTTTACTTTCTTTCACACTGAAAAATGATACGTGTGATCCTGTTTTCAATTCGTGTATAGCTTGCTCTTCCAATCCAGACAAACGGTACTCAAGCATTTTTTTAGCGCGTTGTAGTAGTTTTAACTCCATCCCTAAAGAATGACCTGTTAAATTATGAGTATGTAAATTGTCCATATAGTCAATATTCTCGTAATTTACACGTGACAACGTCTCACAGTGTGCTCGAGCCGTACAATGTTTACATTGTGAACCTACTTGTGCAGGTGGTTCTGTTTGTGCAATATCATGTAATTTATTGTGAAGTATGATTTTATATTTACTCAGACTCGCATACGTTAACGACCATTCCCGAACTGTACCGCCGCTATGAAAGCTACGAGGTTGAACAACTCGCAAAGTAATTTTACACTGTTTATTAATATTTAATTTTTTACCCAACCCCATTGCATAAATCATCATTGGCCAATTTTCTACAGCGTCGATCAGTTCATGACCAAATTTAGCATCCCAAATGATGAGATGATTATCTGTAGTATTGTAAACATAACAATCTGGAATACCGTACCATCCCGGCAAGTACTCGCTCAAACTAACACGTTCTTCAATGTGTAAATCATAGTCACCACATAATGAAAACACGTCATTCACATATTCTTGCGCTGCTTCAAATAGTTCTTGTGTGATTAATACACCGTCATTAGATAATGACCCTACTGACTTGTCCAAAGTTGCATTTATCATTTTTTGTGCTATGTCATGACATGCCCGACCCTCTAACGTTGACTGTGATACTTCCCCCACGCGGGGAAATCGTTGTTGAGCCTGAACAGATGCGGGACATTTTACCCATTGACCAGCACTATTGACTGTTGGATTCATCTAACATCTCTCTAAGTTTATCAATTTGTTTTTGTTCCATATCGGCATCAACAGTAGCACGAGTAGCAGTACAAGCAACAGCATAAGCAGCAGCACGAGCAGCATCAGCAGCAGCATCAGCACGAGTAGCAGCACAAGCAGCAGCTTGTAGTTCTTCCCACGTCGCATTACCATCAAGATAACGTTCTGCTACATTAATTGCATTAACACCACATTCATCTTCCATCAAATGCTGCACATCTCGAGCACACCAAATTGCGAATCTTTTTGGTATTTCAATATATTCTGGAAGTACTTCAAAACACAAGAGTGTATCTTTCAGACCATTTGACTCTAAAACACTGGATAGCGGAAATGGTGTATCCATTCCAAGATGTTCATGGGCTTTTAGTACTTTTTGCCAACCACCTACGCAGGGTGAACCTGCACGGATTTTATTTAATGTGATCATTACAGTCATGACTATTTATCCCTTGTCATTTATCTTCAGCTTTTTAATTATCAAAAGAATGATGTACCATTGCAACCTCTTCAACCCATTGCGGGAAGTAATCTTTTTATCTGAACCTAACATTTTAATCATCGATTGAATACTGTCCCAAGCAATATCGGTGCTTATCTGAGTCATACCTTACTATTTCACCATGGAATAACATGTGTTCTATTTCTTGGATTGTTAAATTATTTTTAGGTGTATAAGGTTCTACTTTTACAACTTCCTTTTTTTTGAAAAATCCCATCATTTTTTACCTCCTACATCGGTTTGTTGATGTAATGAATGTTATCACTCATTGACAACCCCGTCAATATCTTTTATCATCAATTTGTAAATTTAACTGAGGGTGATGGAATGAACATTAATAAACTTATCGATTTTCACAAGTACGGTACTGAATACCATGGTGATGTAAAGCGAAACACTATAGATGCATTAGAGGCGGTTAGGGAAATAGTCCCTTACGACGATGACCTGTGTCATATTATTGATATATTGCGTGATTATGATAATTATGAAGAGGTTGAAGATGTATTGGACATATTAAAAGAGTTACAGCGAGATGCACAATATGTGCGGAGTTTGATTGAATGAAACCAACGTTAAGACCGTATCAATTAGAACTAAAAGCTGCTGTTCTTGCAGACTGGGCGACAGGGGTGAATGCAGTTCTTGCTGTACTACCTACCGGAGCCGGCAAAACGGTATTTTTTTCCGATATTATAAATGATGAACAAGGGGCAACGTGTGCAATTGCGCACAGGCAAGAGCTTGTAAGTCAAATTAGCAAAGCTCTTGCCATGAATGGGGTATACCATCGAATTATAGGACCACCAAAGGTTGTAAAATTGTGTGTCCGATTACATTTAAAATATACCGGTAAAAGTTTTTACGATTGTAATTCTAAACATGCTGTAGCGGGTGTCGATACACTAGTTCGCCGTGGAGACCAACTTAGAGCATGGTTACCTACTGTAAGATTATGGGTAATGGATGAAGCGCACCACGTACTACGTGCCAACAAATGGGGCAAAGCTGTAGCTATGTTCCCCAACGCGAGGGGGCTGGGTGTTACTGCCACACCACACAGGGCAGACGGTCACGGGTTAGGTGCACATGCTGACGGGGTTTTTAATACCCTTCGAGTTGGTACAACAATGCGGGGTCTGATTAACTCTGGATTTTTAACGGATTATAAATTATTTGCGCCGAAATCCGACTTTTCCCGTGATGATATAAAAATTACAGCAAGTGGGGATTTTTCCGCCGCCGAATCATCCCGCGCTGTAGCCACATCATCATTGGTAGCACACGCTGAAAAAGGACAGGTTATCGGTGATGCTGTTCGGACGTATCAAAAGTTATTGAGCGGACTACTCACAATCGTTTTTGCGCCCGATGTTAGTACAGGTTATCAATTAGAAACAGAATACAACGCTGCTGGCATTACTGCAAAGTGTGTACATAGCGCAATGCCAGACGATGAGCGCATAAAAGCCGTTGATGATTTTAGCGTTAAAAAGTTGATGGTTTTAATCAATGTTGCACTTTTTGATGAAGGTTTTGATTTACCCGCCATTGTGGCCGTTCAAGACGTAGCCGCAACTGAATCTTTCGGACGATTTGTACAACGTGCCGGACGTATGTTGCGGCTACTCGACGGCAAGAGTCATGGTATATATGTAGACCATGTCGGCAACATTGCACGTCATGCAAAAGTGGTGCATTACAACGATGCCCCCCGTGTGGAAATATCACATCGGGAATGGACACTTGATAGAGCAGAAAAACGTAGTAAATCCGAAGTGTCACACGTGTGGGCGTGTAACAAGTGCACGGGTAGTTTTGCCAGATTTTTAAAAGTGTGTCCATATTGCAGTGAACCAATTCCCGTTACTAATAGTGATGCCGGGTCATCTATAGAGTATGTGGATGGGGATTTATATGAACTAGATGCAGCGACACTTGCTCAAATGCACGGTGCAGTAGCTGTGGCTAACATGCCGGCACAAGAGTACAGGGATAAACTGGCAGCACAACGTTTACCTCAGATTGCTGTTATGGCAAATGTCAAAAGACATATAGAACGACAGGAAAATATCGCAAAGTTACGTACAGTCATGGCGCAATGGGCAGGATATGAGCGCGCAAGAGGGCTGTCAGATAGTGAAATTTTCCGCAAGTTTTATCTGACGTATAGTACATCGTGGTTAAGTGCCCAGACTGTAAAATCCGCAGAAGCTATAGTGCTGGTTGATAAAATAAATAAAAATATATATTGACGACATCGTCAGACTGATGTAGTATTAATTTATCGAAACAAGAAGAGAGGAAAAAAACAATGCCAGTAATGATCACACTAAAAAAAATCCGGGAAGCATCACTAGCTGATAGTAGCTGGGAAAGAGCGCTCAAAGCACACGAACATCTTGGAATGGATACTGAATTCCCACTATCCAGTGTTTTAGAGTCAAATGGTCTGAAAGATACACTCTTGTGTTTTGAAGTACTTCCAGAATATATTGAAATACCAAAAAGATT